TCTAGGACAACATCTACTACGTCATCTACACATACAAAATCTCTAAAGGCATACTCTGAGTCTTCAAAGATTTTGATGATATCATTCTCTCTTGCTTGTTTGGTAAACTTACTTATCGGACTTGCCTGATCTCCTTTGTGTTCTTCACCTTCACCATATACATTGAAGTATCTGAATCCCTGCACTTGTTCAAACCTATCCATATTATCCATGACCCAGTAATCCACAGTTGCTTTTGACAGTGCATAGAAGTTTAGTGGATTGATAGTTCCCTTCAGATATCCATATTCACTATGAATCTTACCATACACAGATGCAGATGAGGCATATTTGACTGGGACGGAATGTTCTATTGCTTTCTCAAATAGTGCAATAGAGAACTCTACGTTATACTTGTGAATTTTATTTACGTCTGTCTCTGTTGTACTTGATATGGCTCCTTGATGTAGAATCAAATCTACTTCATCCCACTTATCATATTGGTTTAGAAAATCAAAAGCATGTGATTGTTCTACTTTGTATAAATTTTCTGGATCGATTCTTTTTTCAAATGCTTGGCCTATGAAACCTTTGTAACCTGTAAGAATAATCATGAGAAAAAATGTAAGGGTATAAAAAATGTCTGAACCAATCTATAGAGATCATCTTCAAAATATCCTGGCTTATCATATGCACCGTGAAGAACATCATCAGGGTACATAATCATCCTATTGTATTTCATATCTGCAAGGTGTATCAACTCCCAAGGCCCTATACTGTCATCAACAAAGTCTTCCCTCCAGATACCCTCTTGAAATGGATTAACTTGTTGCCCTTTGTATGTATAAAACCCAGTGCCACCTTTACATTCTTTAGGTTTGTTAAGATATATCAAACCAGCCCACCCTCTACCTTTAGTTTCTGGTGGGTAATCTACATGAGGTATTCTCACTCTATCTTTTGATTGAGTTACATTGACAGAGAACGGAATATTCAAACAAGCTTGATCAAATTGAGGGTCTTCCTTAATTGTCAATGCATATACATTTTTTGCAATTTGTTTGAAAATATCATGCATATGATCTAGATTCATATTCATATCCACTCTAAGGCCAGGCACTCCTCCACATATCCTTGGGTTATTTGTAGCTGGACATCTAAGTGCAAGATTCCTTACCATGTCTGGATTTTTATAGAAATTATCAATATAAACTATTGGTATTTCCTGCCATCCCATGAGTTCAACTCTTGCTCCTATCTCATCACTGATTGCAAAAGTTTCTTCTTCATCTATAAAATACTTTTTCATATAACTAAATACTTCGGAGAACTAATGTGGAGAGGTCGTGGCAAAACCTAATAGTAAAGAAGGTTTGAAAGAATATGCTCTTAGGAAACTTGGAAAGCCTGTTCTTGAGATCAATGTTGACGATGATCAGATAGATGATTTGATTGATGATGCTATCCAATTGTTTCATGAAAGACATGGTGAAGGTATTGATAGGGTATTTTTGAAGCATCAACTAACTGCTGCTGAGAAAGAGAAGATGCTTGATGTACAAGCGACAACCACTGGTACTAGTACAGCAGGGGGACTTACTTCTGTAGACTATACTGAGGGAGCGAACTACTTGCCTCTACCTGACAGTATAATAGGAGTCAATAAAGTATTCAAAGCTGATTCATCCACAATATCAGCGGGAATGTTCAATATCAAATACCAGATCTTCCTTAATGATTTATACTACTACGGGGCAATAGATTTATTGAACTATGGTATGGTCAAATCATATCTAGAAACTCTAGATTATATGTTGAATCCCGATGTTCAAGTAAGATTTAACAAGAAGAATAGTAGATTATACATGGATTTGAATATAAAGGAACTTACTGATAATCATTTTTTAATTATAGATGCCTTTAGAATAGTAGATCCTCAGAGTGAGAATGCCGTGTACAATGATGTCTGGCTTAAACAGTATACCACATCTCTAATAAAAAGACAATGGGGACAGAATCTCATAAAATTCACTGGTGTCAAGTTGCCTGGTGGATTAGAACTAAATGGTAGGCAGATATATGATGATGCTGTCATGGAGTTGGAGAAACTCGATGAGAAGTTAATGCAAGAATACGCAATGCCACCTCTAGACTTTGTTGGATAATGCCTTTATCACCCTTCTTTCTAAATGGATCTCCAAGTGAACAAAGACTAGTTCAAGACTTGGTGAACGAACACTTACAACTGTTCGGTCAAGATATCCTATATTTGCCCAGAAAAATTGTTAACAGAAATACTGTTATCAGGGAAATAACTGCGTCTAAATTTGACGATAGTTTTAGATTGGAAGCGTATCTAGCTAACGTAGATGGATTTGGAACTCCTTCAGATGTACTGTCTAAGTTTGGTGTCAGAGCTCAAGATGAGGTCACTCTAATTGTTTCTAAAGAAAGATATGACGACTTCATAACTCCATTTCTAAAATTATATCCAGAGGAGGATAGGTTGAATGCTCAGACTCCAAATGAAGGTGACTTGATTTACTTGCCTTTGGATAATGCCTTATTTGAAATCAAATATATTGAAAGAAAAGTACCATTCTACCAACTCAATGACCTATTCATGTATGAGTTTAGATGTGAGATCTTTGAGCCTGAAGATGAGGTTATTGATCTACCTGATGGATTGACTGATAAGGAAGGTGTAGAGGTAGATGATATCGTAGGATCAACTAGTGGGCAAGTTGTTACCTTACAGATGGAGAAAGATACATCTCAAAATGCAGTGGCATATGTATCTCTTGCATCTACATTTGCTGGAGTAAAGTCAGTACAACGTGTGCCTATGTTTGATGGAGGTAATTATAGAGGAGTTCCGACTGTAACAATCTTTAAACCAGATCAAGGTAATCGAGCAACTGGTACTGTAACTATTGCAGAGGGTGGTATTGATAGTGTAACTCTAACAAATGCTGGATCTAATTACCTATCTGTGCCTTCAATCAGTTTTACACCACCAAATAAAACTACATCATCTCAAATCAAGTTTGGAAACAACTCACTACATCACACTGCCATATCAGATGTAATTGGTGCTAACTTCCATTTTACAACCAATGTTGATTCTAGAGATAGTGGTAATGGCAGATTATCATTAAGTTTCTGGTTGTATCCTACTAAGTTTGATCCAGCAGTCAATGGCGGAACAGTCATGTGGACTGATAGATTCAAGATATATTACAGAGAGACAGGAAACATAGTGTTTGCTTCTGGTTCTGGATCTATTGAAAACACTACACAACTCAATCTAAATGCTTGGAACTTCATCAGAGTGGAACAATATAACACTGATGCAACCATATCTGTAAATGGAACTGTAAGTAACAGTTTGAATACAGCAAACCCAATCATGTTCTTTGTAGGCGATTCTCTCAAATTAGGTGCTGACACTGCTGGTGCTGGATTTATTCCTAGTCAGACTGCATCATTTGAAGGATTCTTAGATCACCTAACTATCAACTTAACTGGTGATAATTCTACAAGAACTGCCAGTGCAGAACAAGTTCCAACATCAGAAACTCAACAAGAGACTGATGTACAAACATCAACCACTGCACAGTTTATCCGTAAGTTAGATAACGAACAACCCATAATTGATGTTACAGTTACTTCCAATTCAGTATCTGCTTTATCAATAGCATATGAGGGATGGGGATATACCTCAGTTCCTATTATGACAATAGAAGAACCTGCTATTGGATCTCAGGCAACTGCTGTTGCAATTATGACAACTAGGTCTGGTATTCCAAATCAATCTGTTGATAGAATATTACTAATCAATCCAGGCACAGGATATACAACGCCTCCACAAGTGGTGTTTACTGGTGGTTCTCCAGTATCAACCGCAATCGCTACTGCTGTAATATCTGAAGCAGTCTTAGGCCCCATAGGAATTACGACTGGTGGTAGAGGATATACATTTACACCTACAGTTGGCATTACTTCTGTGTACATACAACAGTCCAATGAAACTATACCTTTACTACAGAACGCACAGGCAGAAGCAGTGGTAAGTACATCAGGCACTGTAACCCAAATTAGATATAGTAACGCTGGTGCTGGTTATACTATCACACCAGCGTATGTTGCTATTGGTTCTGTAACATCAAATTCCTTCGGTGAATATGAAAGAGATGAATTAGTAAGAGGTTTAAATAGTGGCACTGAGGCATATGTGGCTTCATGGGATACTGTCAATAATATCCTTCAAGTATCAGTTCCTAGTGGAGACTTTGCAGTGGGAGAGGTTGTTGTTGGTGCTGCATCTAGTTACAGAGTTCTAAGTATTGAATCTGACGTAGACGGAGATCGAGAGTTTGCTCAAAACGATACTTTTGAAACAGAAGCAACGTCAATATTAGACTTCTCAGAAAGAAATCCTTTTGGGGAATTCTAAATAGTTTCATAAGGTGGTAATATTATGTTAACAAATCATTTCTATCATGAGATCATTCGTAAGACAATCGTGTCTTTCGGAACCTTGTTTAATAACATTGAGATCCAACATACTAGTGGCGGTAAGACGGTAAGTGTTATCAAAGTTCCTATATCCTATGGCCCACAACAAAAATTCTTAGCAAGAGTAGAACAGGGTAGAGACTATCAGGATGGTGTAGGCACTACATTAACTTTACCCAGAATGTCTTTTGAAGTTATGGGTATGAATTATGATGCAACTAGAAAAGTCTCTACAATGCAGACATTTAAGTCTGTCAATAAGAAAACAAATAAGATGGTCAAGGCATTTATGCCTGTGCCTTATAATATTAATATGCAACTTAGTATCCTTTCTAAACTCAATGAGGATGCAATACAGATTTTAGAACAGATACTACCATATTTTCAACCAGCATTTAATCTAACAATTGACCTTGTAGATATTATCGGAGAAAAAAGAGATATGCCAATCACTCTGGAGGGAATCCAGATGGAAGATAATTATGAAGATGATTTTCTTACTAGAAGAGCATTGATATACACTCTAAACTTTACATGTAAAACATATCTATTTGGCCCAATCAATAATAGTAGTGAGGGAACTTCTGGACTTATCAAACAAGTGCAGGCAGATTACTATAGCGACACTTCATCTATCAAAACTGCACCTAGACAACAAAGATATACAGCTACACCAGTTGCTGTCAAAGACTATGATCAAGATGGTGCTGCAAAAACAACAGAGGCATTTGATACAATCAAAACAGAATTCAATGTCAATACTGCCATTGCATTTAGAAAAGGTGATTACATACAGATAGACGAAGAGAAGATGTTAATTAGTTCTATAACAGGCAACAGATTGAAAGTGAAGAGAGCTCAATATGGAAGCACTATCAAACCTCACGATACAGATGTGTTTGTCCATAGAATTAATATACAAGATGATATTCAAATTATTGAAGGTGATGATTTTGGATTTGGTGAAACTCGCACCGATTTTGGTGATGGCAGTGTATGGAGTAGTAGTCAAGGGAGGGACTCTGACTTATGATTGAAGACGAAACATTTGATGAAATAGATGAAACTCTAGACATCGATAGAGGTGCTGAGATTATGAAAGCACCTGTCAATAAACCCACAAGGACTAACCCCAAAAACGTGAAGTCTGGAAAGGAAGATGTTACTAAAGACTATGAGTATAGTAGAGCTCAGTTGTATTCTTTGGTTGAGAAAGGGCAAGAGGCAGTAGACGGTGCATTAGATGTTGCACAACAGTCTGACTCTGCAAGGGCGTATGAAGTTGCTGGTCAATTAATAAAACATGTTGCAGATACAGCAGACAAATTAATTGATTTACAAAAGAAAATGAAAGATATTGATGAAGTGAAAGATAGTAAGACAACCAATGTCACTAATAATTCATTATTTGTTGGAAGCACATCCGAGTTACAGAAGATGTTGAAGCAAACTTTGAAAGACAACAATAAATAATTCCATGAAGAAGACTTTCAGATCACTAAGAGAAGAAAACTGGGATAGACTGAATAAGTATGGTGCAACATACACCATTACATTCATATTCAGAGGACAGACCAAAATGCTTCAAATGTTTTTCCCTCAACGGGCAAGACCATTGAAGAAGAATGTTCAGTTGGAATTAGAAAAAATTTACCCAGGCGGTAAAGTAATATACTTTATGCCTAGTGAGAAAGACCCAACAAAACCATTATTAGTAATTGATCCGTGATGAACCATGAGTATACAGCATGAACAGTATCTTGGAAATCCTAATCTAAAAAAGGCAAACGTTGCTCAGAACTTTACAAAGAAACAAGTATCTGAGTTTCTAAAGTGTGCTCAAGATCCTGTATATTTTGCACAGAAGTATGTAAAGATCATTAACTTGGATGAAGGTCTAGTGCCGTTCAAAATGTATGACTTCCAAGAAAAGTTAGTTAATAATTTTCATAACAATAGATTCAATATTTGTAAGATGCCTCGACAGTCAGGTAAGTCAACGACTGTGGTATCATACCTTCTACACTATGCCATCTTCAATGATAGTGTAACCATAGGT